AACGCTCCGTTCGGGTTCTACAAGGCGACCTCGAACATGCGGCCGGAGGTCATCCGGCTCTGGCCCGGGGAACTCTATCCACTGAACGACCCGAAGAACGACGTCTCGTTTCCGAATCTCGGCAACTCGAGCCAGGCGTTCGGCTTCAACATGCTCGGGTTGCTGAATCAGATGGAGGAGAAACTTACTTCGATCGGCGATCTGCAACTCGGGCGCGTGCCGCAGGGGAAGTCTTCAGCCCTTCGGACCGTCACTGGCATGCAGACGGTCCTTGCTCAGGGCGACGCGCGGCCAGAGCGAGTGTTGCGACGCTTCTTCATGGGCCTCGCGCAGGCGTGGAAGATCATCCACACGCTCAACCAGGCGTTCCTGCCCAAGGACAAGCAATACCTCGTCTCCGGCTTCAAGGAGCCGACGCAGAACCCTTACGCGAAGATCGACGACCGCTCGAAGATCACCGGGGCGTTCCTCTTCAAATTCTCCGCGAACGCTCTAAACACCAGCAAAGAGGCTATGCAGGCTGCCCTTCAACAGTTAATGGGGACCTACGTCTCGCAGTTGAACCTCCAGCTCGGGCTCATTGATCCTGACGGTATCTACCGGATGCAGCGCGACTACGGCCGCGCGATGGGGCAGGACCCGGACAAGTACCTGAAACCTCCGACTCCGGGAGCGACGCAGCCCAAGATTTTCTTCGAAGAAGCTCTCACCATGATCTTGAACGGCGAACTCCCAACCCAGGATCCGGTCGAGGGTGCCGAGGGGCAGTTCCAGAAGCTCACGCAGTTCATCAACAGCGACGAGTTTGGGCATCTGGGGCCTGTGCATCTGCCGATTTTCAAGGCTTACTACGAGCGCATTGCGAAGCAGATGGTCCAGGACAGGCAGAAGCAGCAGATGCTCGCTGCGGCGCAGCAGTTCCAGGAAGCGCACCAGCAGCAAGGCAAGTCTGGGCCATCGTCTGGGCCGCAGCCTGCGCAGGGGCCCACAGCCGTCCAGGGCAATGAGTTGATGGATGAAAGTCTCCCAGGAGCCGGTGGAGGCGCTAACCCGGGGATCGTTCACTAGTGGCCTACGACCGAGATCAGCACCTAGCGGTTGTTCGAGATCGCCAGCACGAGCGGGCACGCGAATTAATGCCTCTGGTCAGGCTGGTCGCCGGCGCCGCCCCGGTGATGGACGCCGTGACCAGGGATGAGAATTGGAATCGCTACCTGAGTTACCTGCAGGGCATCCTCGAGACCTGGACGAAGGCGAGAGATGCAGCCCGCATGAAGTTGTCGAGCCCCGCTGTCTGGTCGCACGAAGAGCTTCTAAAACTCAAGTGCGACGTGCTCATTGCCGGCGCAACGATCGAAGCATTTCAATTGGCGATCGATCTACCGAAGGCGATCATGGGCGGCCACGAAGAGGCGGACAGGATTGTGAAGGACTTCGAGCGCGAACAGGAAAAGAAAAATGAATCCGCTGCCTGATAGCCTGAGCCGGAAGTCAATCACAGCCACGTTTACGAAGCTGAGTGCCGTCGCTTGGGAAAAACTGTTTGAGCGAGAGAATCAGAACTGCATCGCGAAGCTCCGCGTGGCCGGAGACATGAACAACAAGGTCTATTACAGGACTGAGGGTATCGTCCATTGGCTTGTGAGGAACGGTTACTACACCGTTGAGGAGATGAACGAGAAGTTCTTCGGCGTTACCAGTACAGCTCCTAGCGTCACCATCCGCCGGCACGTCATGGCTGGATGATCCCCCAAAGCACCCCTAAACCACTGCTTCCAGAAATTGCCATCTAGATTCCGCCGCTAGGTCGAGTATCGCGCGCCGACGACAGGCGCTCACCAACGCGGAGTGGCGCGGCATGGAAAACGAAGGCGCTCAATCCGGAGATGGCGCTACCGGAGGCGACCAGTCGAAAGACGGGTCTGGGAAGTTCGTACCGCCGAGTGATGGTTCTTGGATACCCAAGGTTCGCCACGACGAGGCGGTCAACGCGGAGCGAGGCAGGGTCGCGCGACTCGAGGCTGAACTGGCGGCGCTGAGGTTAGCGCAGCAAAGACAGCCGGAGAAGGACGAGGAGCCGGCCAAGCGCTACACCAAGGCGGAACTCAACGCCGCGGTGTCGAGCCAGACGATTACCGCCGATCAGGCGGACGAAATCTGGGCCAAGCAAATCCGCGAAGACGCCAAGCGTGAGGTCAAGGCCGAGGTCCTGGGAATCGTTGAGGCGAACCTGGCACAAGAGCGCGTTGGCACCGATTTGGAAGAGTACAAGCGGCTCGCCCCCGAGATCATGGAAGACGGGAGCGAAACCAGGCAAAGAGTCCGCGAGGAGTTCGATTACCTCGTGAGCATGGGACATGCCGGGAAGGTCGAAGATCCAAAGACGCTGCAAACGCAGCTTCTTGCGATTCGAGCAGTGCTGGGGCCGATCGACAAACTGAGAACGGCAAAGAGTGCGCGTCGGGATACCGAATCGCACGAGGAAACGGGCGGAGCAAGCGCAGGAGGGCAGCGGCGCCAAGCGAAGTCCGCGTGGGATTCTCTGGACAAGCGCCAGAAGGATTACTACGAAGCCAAGATCAGGGATGGGATGTACAAGGACAAGGCCGCCGTCGAAGCAGAGCTCAAATTCTCCCGTAAGCCACACTCTGGGAGGACAAGCGCAAGGGCATAAGTGACCACGATCATCGTCAAGAAGGATTTTTCTCCACAAGAGGAAAAGCGCGCGGCTCTTGCTCGCTCGGTGTTTCGCCCTTCGAAGGCGGCCTCCAGGGCCGACAAGGTTCTCGACTTCGCGGATCTCGGCAAGACGGTTCTCCTGTGTTTCGACCACGCTCGGAAATTCGACCGGCGCGCGCAGATGAAGTACGGCTACTACATGCAGAAGGAATATCCGTTCGTAATGGCCAACTGCGATGCCTGCCAGGTCTTCGGCGTCTCACATTGCTTCATTCACGAATCGGTGCTGAAGGAAGTCTGGCGCACGCACGAGCAGGCGCGCCGAGAACGCGAGTACGCAACCATCGTATGAAAAGGAACTGAACATGGCATCTCTCGCCTACATCCTCTCCGGAGCCGCTCCGGTCATGAAGAAATTTCAGTACGGGGTGACGCTCACCGCGGTGGGGATCCCGTTCACGATTCCCGCCGCGAATACGGCTGGCGTCGTGATCGGCACCACAACGGGAGCGACCGATTTAGTGGGTTTCAGCCTCGATCAGGGTCTCGACAGGCTCGGTCTGCCGCAATCGACCTACACCACAACTCAAGGCACCGGCGTAAGCGCGACCGGCGCGGCCAACAGTGCGCTGCGGACGGTGACGCTCATCATCAATCCGGACGCCTGCTGGCGATTCCTGATGACGCAGGGCGCTACGAGCAACACGGCACTCACCCTGCGCACGGTGACCTCGGCCTCCGCCGGTGGCACTGCGGTCACCACTGGGGAGTCCTGGACCAGCACGGAATACGACGAGGGCTATACCTGGTGCTATGCGGGCGCGAATGCTGGGGATGCGAGAAAGATCACCAGCACCTCGAGCACGGCCGGCACTGTGACGATCCCGTTCGACAATGCCATCGCGGTCGGCGATACCTTCATCCGCTGTCCATTCACGCCGATGCAAGGGACGACGATCCAGCTCAGCACCGATCTTACCCAAGCGGACGCCTCGATCGCTGTGGCTACGGGGGCGCCGTTCAGACCGATCGAACTCGTTCTTCGGGATAGCACTGATAACGGCGTGCTCAATTCGTTCGTGATCGCGGTTTCCAACAGCCACGCCCTGAGACTCGCTTAAGGAGAACTGACAATGGCCATTCCGCACACCTCAGGCGCATTCGGGGATCTGCTCGACCCGAGGTTCCAGAAAATTTTCTATGAGGAGTACGACCAGCTTCCGGATATGGTTGGCGAACTCTTCACAAATATTCCGACGAACGGCCGGAACAATATGACTTGGAGCCAGGTCGGCACGCTGCCAGATTTCAGCGAGTTCACCGGCACGGTCGGATACCAGGCGCAGAACCTTGGCTACAAGACCACCGGCACGCCGATCGAGTTCTCCAACGGCATCCAGGTCGAGCGCAAGCTCTTCGACGACGACCAGTTTCACATTATGGACCAGAAGCCCCGTGCGCTCGCGCAATCGGCCTTCCGTACTCGGCAAAAACATGGCGCAAGGGTCCTGAACAATGCCTTCTCGGTTGACAACTACTTTTACACCAATACGGAAGCTGTCTCTCTGTGTTCTACCGCGCACACGACGACCTCAGGGGCGGCGACCAACGTCGGCTTCAGCAACAAGGTCACCTCGGCACTTACGGCGGTTGCCGTAGCGGCCGCAAGAATCAGCATGGTGCAGTACCGCGGCGACCAGGCCGAGCGCATCTCGATCTCGCCGGATGAATTGTGGGGGCCCCCGGATCTCTACGAGCAAGCCTTCGAGATCATCAGTTCGATGGGCAAGGTGGACACCGCCAATAACAACCGGAACGTGCACGAGGGCGTTTACACGTTCTACGAGTGGAATTACCTCACGAGCACGAAGAACTGGTTCATGTGCGACAGTGGCATGAGAAAACAATTCAACTTCTGGTCCGACCGCATCGCACTCGAATTTGCGATGGCGGAAGACCTCGATACGCTCATCGCAAAGTGGAGAGGGTACATGCGATACTTCAACGCAGTGACAGATTGGCGCTGGATTACCGGCGCGTCTGTTACGTGAGAGCGTTTGTGCGATCCGCATTCAGCGCATGACATTCTGCTCTCAAAGCGTCGCGTTTGTTCCAGGCTTCGTCGCCGACGCCATTGCGTCCCACACGCGCAGGCTGACCGAGAAATTCAATCACGATGTCAGCCTGTCTGCGTTTCAGAATCAAATGCGGAGCAATGATCGGAAGGTTATCGCGCAGCCATTGCGCCTTAAACCTGAGCTGGAAAAATTTGCCGCCGAGGCCCGTCGAGGTGATGGTGGCATTCTCCGAGCCGGTCCAATCGAGGATCGTCGAAAGCAAGATTCTGCGTCGCTGAGTAACGCGCACTTCGGTACGCAGACCATAAGCGCGCTTTCGTTTCGCGTCGCTCCGCTTTTGTCTGACCACGCTGACTTGACCTTCGCCATCGAGGATTCCGGCGAGGTATCCGATTTGAAGTTCGCTAAGCATTCTGGCCTCCGTTGTATGCATCAACAGTATACGCCATTTAGGTGCACGCATGCCTAGCGTGAGTCCCGCCCAAGCCCGCCTCATGGCCGCGATCGCCCACGGCTGGCATCCGCCGGCCTCGAGCGGCATTCACATCCCGGTGAAGGTAGCGAAGGAATTCAACGCCGCAGACGCAGGACATTCCTTGACGTCTCCTGGCGGTCTGGTGCAGCGCGGCTCCTACCTGAAGGCCAAACGTGGCTAAGGGCTCGATTCACTCTCCGCGCACGGCCGGTGCGTTTAGCGAGCCGCGGCCGATTACTTCGGCCGGCGGCCTCGTGCAGCGCGGGGGCTACATGCAGGGGAGCGCAAGGGCCATTCAGATTATGTCGCGCGCGCGACCGAACTTCCCGATCAAGTCTTCGCCCG